CTTGAAGGCATTGACCCCACGCTCAAACTGAATACGTAGGGGTGCATCATACTTACTTAGATTTGGATTCCTTTTTTTCTTCGATTTCATTTGCTTGTCTCCTTTCTAAATATTTGATTATCATTGAAAGTCTTGAGTCATACTTTTCAATGCAATCTATCTCTTTATCCATAGCTTCTATGATATCAGAGTGTTCTCCAATACCTGTAGACCTACTTAGATAGATTTCTACATTGGCAATATGTTTGTTTATATGTCCTACATAATAGGATTTCAAAGCTGATAATAACATCTCTCTCATTAATGTTCTCCTTTAAATGTTTTTATAACGTCAGATGAAAATAATTTATCTAGTTTTAACAAGTACATTCTAGATGCATTATGGTCTCCACCTGATACACTTCTCTTGTAATCTAATCTGTCAATTAGTTTCTTGAGATTCTCTACATTAAAAACAAGTGTGCAAAAAACATCATCACCTATGCATAGATTATGAAACCAATAGTCTGCTTCCGTTGCATTAATACCACTAGGTTTACCATATGACTCATATTCTATAGCTATGTTGCCTGTCTTCTGCCACTTATCTCTTTCACTTTTTACTTCTATCTTTTTGTTTTGTAACATATCTGCTACAAACTGTTCCCTGACTTTACCATACTCTAGGTCTATGTCAAACTTCTTTCTGTCTTCTTTATTTGGTGCTAGGTTTTCCATGTATATCTCCTTTATGTCTATGTAGTTTTCTACCTTTAAAGAAAACAATTAAGTTGATTGTCGTATTAATTGTAATGGCAATAAGTAACCACCATTGCCACCACAATATCTCATCTGTTACTTCTAACATTAACTAGCCTGTATGTCAACCATTTCACAAGCATCAGCAGTACACGCTAGTTCTTTAGAGCTACTTGTATTGTCCTCTTTCTCAAAGTCTGCTAACTTAGACCAATCAATAGACTCAGGCATCTCATGTAATAAGGCATAATACCTTGCTTCATCTATATCTTGATAAGGTGCTTGTGCATATGTGTGGTCACTGAAAGGTAAGAAGGATATACCTGATACCTCATCAAAGTTTTTATATACCCAAGCTCCAACATCCATCCACTCATCTTCCTTTACAGATATAGTTACAGATGGTTTGTGCTCACACCAATGCCTTTGAAACATGAGCCAATATTCTAACTGCTGTATGGCAGTCATCTCAGTTCTAGTGATAGCACCTGTAGGTGATTTCATAGGAAAGCTAAAGACAGTTGTACTGTCAGGCTTCATAACATCAGGCTCACTAGGTATACCACTATCTTTCATAAACTGTGTGAGTGGGTCTTTGTTATCACCACGCACAGTTCTAATGTAGTAGTCATTATGTCTTGCGTGTATACCTGATGCACTGTCTACTAACTGACTAACTGTACCACTAGGCTTTACACAAGTAATTGCAGTAGACTGTGGTATACCTAATGCTTCGGCAATCTTTTTATTTGCTTCAACTGCTACTTCTTTTAGTATTATTAATACTTCTTCTGACCATATGTTTGTATCTAAAATACCTGTCAAAGACACACCTAACAATCTTTCCTCTTCTGTGTTAGTCTTCCATACCTTACGTAGATATTTGAAGTCTGTAAGTGTAGATTGAAATGTGCCTAAAATAGTAGCCATACGTACTTTATCTTTTAGAGACTCTAAGTCATCTGTTTCACGTGCAACAACTTCTGTAAGATTACAAAACTGATAAGGTCTAAGTATAATCTCACTACATGGATTACAACCAAACTCGTGGTTAGTTTCACGTCTACCATTCTCAGATGCTTTTACTTTAGCTGCCTTACGATTAAATATACCACGTTCACCTGACTTAGATTCGTATAATGATGTCCACTCTCTCATGAATGTACCCATCTCAGGCTTACCTTTGAAGGCTACAGAGTTATTAGCCAATGCTCTTTGTCCTTCATTCTCCCACCATTGACCTGCTTTAGCGTGACGCATTTGGTCATCTCCTAAGTTAGACAAAGATATGAGAGCAGAACGTCTGACACCACCAACAACTACAACCTCTCCTATCTTACACATAATATCATGGCACTCAACAGGAAATAATCTTCTGCCCTTTGCACCTTCAAACTTCTGTATGCAAAACTTAAACAAGTCTATAAGAGGAGCAGGTCCTGATGCTCTGCCACCAAAAGTTTTTAGTCTAGCACCTGCAGGTCGTACCTCTGACACATCCCATGTGGGTATCTGTCCTGCATATAATAAAGATATTAACTCACGTAATGCTCTTGACCATCCGGGTCTACTATCACCAACCTTTATCACAGTAGATGACTTCTCAAAGTGTTCATTTACCACAGGTAACTTATCCACGTTCTCTCTTTCTACAGAGAAACCTACACCTGTACCACACATAAGTATATACATACATTCATCAAAGCTACGTGGACTATCTACAGGTATATAGCTACAGTTATATCCTGCTACGTGACATCTATCTAATGCTACACCTGCAGTCATCAAGGCTCTCATACTAGGCATAACACCAAGAGATGTTATAGCATCAAATAGTTTTTCGTTGAGAGCATAAGTAAGGTCATAATTATATTTAGTTTTTAAGTGGTTAGTCATGTAATCCATATATCTATCCACAGTTTCTGCCCAAGTCTCTCGTCTTTGGTCATCCTCTCTCCATCTAGCATATCTAGAAAGAGCGATAAAATTTTGATAATCAGTTGGTAAATAGTTTTGCATTTAAGTCTCCTCTGTTACTATCTTTATACTCTTTACTTTCACTCCTTCTATCTCGTGAAAAGTCTCATTGATGTATTCTTCCATCTCTTCGTCTACTTTGCCATCGGCAGGTACTGCATAATCTTCAGGGTCAATTAGCAGTGTCATCATAATCTTAACTCGCATCTTTTTCAACCACATCTATTAGTTCTGTAAGATACCACTGTGCTTTCTTTAAGTCTTCTACACCATTTTTGTACCTGTATCTCCAAAGATACTTCATAATGTTACCTTGTAAGTAATACTCAAATCCACCATCAGTCATAGCTTTTATAGCATCAATAGTTTCTATCCCTGCTTTGTTATAGTGTGGTGGATGATTGACCATATCATCTTTTTTTCCTGATAAATACTTCACTGTTTGCTCCTTTGATTTCTCTTCAACTTCTTTAAGTTTCTTTTTCATATACTCCAAATGTCTCAATGTAACTCTCCGTCAGGTTTAAAGTTAACGTGTATAACATTATCACGTTCTTTAATTTTAGTCAACCTATCTATGCCCTGTGTTAACTCTTCATGTGATAAATATTTATCGGCTAGTCTTTCAGTTTCTTCTCTAAATATTTTATTCTCTTCCATCAAAGGAACGGAAGCACATATCTGTTTAGTGAAGCCAATCATAGAATAGAAATCATCGTCATCAAGTTTGTTAGCTTTATCAACCACCATTTTAAGAGTGACTTCTCCTGTCCACTTATTTTTCTTATCAAGGTGTGGTCTAACTATAATCATAAAATCAGATGTATATACAGGTTCTTTAGTTGTCATGTTATCTCCTTATTTTTGCTGTAGAAAATCGTATGAATTTAGGGTGTTTATTCTTGCCCTTCTCTTTCAACCAATCTTCAGGTATTATTCTATCATAATATCTAAATCCATATTTAATACACCACTCTGCATATGATGACTTTGCACCTTTTCTAAGTTTCTTTCTGCTGTTTTCAAACACAAATCTAATGTCTAAGTTTGGATGTTGCTTTTTTATTGCTAGGTGTTTCCTTCTATCCATAGTAAGGAATCTACCTTTAGTTTCTATTATAATCCCATTCTTTAATATAAAGTCAGGGGTATAGGTCCTGTAGGCTAAATCTTCCCACTCTATCTTAATACTTTCGTAGTCATACTTGTATCTAATAGTATCAAGAGCCATAGAAATTTTTAATTCTAACCCACTCCTATACCCATGCTTTATCGCATCTCTGCGTATCTTATGTGGAGACACTAGAGATACCTTCTCCACCCTGTAAACGGATTAAACTCGTATGAGTCATGAGAATATGAAACACCAAGAGCTTTCATCTCTTCCTTTACAGCTTCGTCAGCTAACTTCTTAGCTTCCATAGCTTCTCTCAAACCCTTAGTTCTCATATCACGAAGGGTTTTCTTCGCTTCAGCTAACTCTTTTTCCATAGTCTCAATATCCTTTTGCAGGTCTTCTATCTTTTTAATATCAGTCATTATTTTAAACTCCATATTTTACTTGCTTCTTCTTTCATACCTGTCCACAACCAAGAGTCTAGGTTGGGATACGTAAGAGAAGCTATCTCATGCTTATCATTACTGACAGACAAAAACTTTTGTATACCCAAAGCTACTTTCTCAAGTTGTTTTTTGTACACAGATAAGTTTTTAAGTGTAAATATCTTATGTTCTTTAGGACTTGCAAAGAACAGGTCTACACTTTTCTTGGGATATGCCATAGAATATAATGCCATCTGTCGTTTCTGTGCTTCAGTCGGTCTTGTAGGCATCCTCGTGGTTGTCTTCAAGTCAACTATCTTATCAGCAAATCGGAAGTCAATATATCCTATGATAGGTACAGGTAAAGTATCAAGTTGAACTGAAACTTTTTCTTGGTATGCTTCAAGATTGTCATAGTTAAAGTTCTCATCAATGACTTTACCAAAACCTTCCAACAACTTCTTTTCTTTAGCTGTCTTCGCATCCCCTAAATCAACACCTGATTCAACACACAGAGACATGAAGTGCATATCTAAATACTTAAAGTCAAAGGTTTTCTTTTCGTACTTGTCTGCTAAAGTAGCTTCAGTAGCAATACCTCTCACAGCACTAGCACCACTAGATGATTTAACACCAAACAAATACCTAGCAACCCACAAAGCATTATCATTAATGTATGTGTTTATGCTACTAGGTGACAAGTAGTTGATACCATGTACTGCGAAAGGATTGTTACTTAGCACTATGCGTTTTCCACTTCTATGAAGTTATCTTCTGCATCTACTATATCGCTTACTGCAGTAGACATATCTTCATCAATGGAGTTTTGAGAAGCCTGTTCGTTCCACTCAGAAACTATATACTGATTATAGTTCTCTACCCAAGCTAAGAAGTCTCCAAACATAACTTGGTCTTTTTCTGACAGGTCTATCTTCTCCGACAAGTTCAACGTGCTAGTAGGTAAATAGAATACACTACCATTTGGTAACTTTCTAGATTCAGTATCTAAAGCTATAGTATGCTGAACAGGTAAACACTTTTGCTTTGCTAGTTTAGTAAAATTAGCACCAACAGTCTTAAATGCTTCTCTATTATCTATCTCCCATATAAAAGGGGTAGTTTCAAAAGCAACATCATTACCTCTCGCATCTGTAGCATTATGTAAATCTACTAATCCAAACACCACACGTACACGTTTAATCTGCTTGATAAGGTCTTTAGTTTTATCAGGCAGAGCATCAAAGTCTTGTATCCAACCTGCAGGTTTACCACAGTTGAATCCACCTTGATTATCCTTCAGGTCTTTATTAAGAGTGTCAGCCATGACAGTCTTATGATAAGTACCCATAGGTTCTCCTGCTTTTGCAGACATATTTTTTACAAATCTTTTGTACATATATCTCTGCATGAAAGGTCTAATAGTGGCAGTCTTGCCATACAATATCTGACCTTCAGGGATGTCTAGTTTGTAAGTACCACCCTTAACTAGAATCTCATCTTCATCTATAATAGGTGCATGATTGATTCTAAATCTAGGTAGTTGTGGTGCTTTCTTTTCTACCACATTAGTTTCATTTGCTATTCCCATAGCCTTTGCCATAGAGTCATAATTGTTAGTGTCTATGGTTACTAAGTTTGCTTCTGTCATATATATTCTCCTTTCAGAAAGTTAAAATGTTTCATAGTTATATCAGCTAACGTCTTTAGTGTCAAGCCAATTATCACCTATTTTTGCTTCTAATAATAAAGGTACATTGAAGTCTATTCTAAACTGTTGATTTATAATAGTATTCATGTCTTCATTAATAGAATTTAAGATGAAAATAACTTTGTTAATCTCATCAGGGTGTACATCAATCACAATAGAATCATGTACTGTATTCACGATACAAGACTGTAATATTTTTAACCTGTCTTCTATGTGTGTAAGAACTAATGGAACTATATCTGCAGTTGCAAAACTCTGCACAGGATAATTCTTTATCTGTGTAAAGTGAGATACAGAACCATTCATTCTTCTTTGTACATCAGGAAAACTAAACTCTCTTCCTGATGGGGTTGTAATACTTCTCTTTTCTAGAGCTTCTTTAGCCAATCTGGAATGCCATGATGCGATTCCTTTGTACTTTTTGGTAAAGTCTTGGTAGTATTTTGCTTCTGCTTTTGTTCTACCAAACCCTGTCGCACCATACAACGGAGCAAAGGTATGTGCTTTAGCATCTTGCCTAGTCGTACTTTGACCTGAAGCTGATATAACTTTAGCAGTATAAGAATGTACGTCAAATCCTGTTTTAATCTCATTCATAGCCACCTTATCTTGTGATAAATAGGCAGCAGTTCTAAACTCTAACTGTGCAAAGTCAGCTTCCAAAATCTTACCACCTTCCCAACGTGACACAAACACCTTCTTAACAGGAAACGTGCCACCTCTAGGCATATTCTGCATATTAGGGTCTGCTCCACTAAATCTGCCTGTTGCAGTTCTATGTTGCAATAGTCTTACGTGTAACATACCATCAGACTTTACGTGTGTCTTGATACCTTCAACAAAAGAAGATAGGTATGTATCTAGTGCAGACAATCTCTTGAGGTCTTGTAAGAAGTCACTAGCTTGTTTCATACCTGCTCTATTTGCCATGCCTTGTAATACATCTAGATTACCTTTGGATACACCAAACCCATTTGCAGATACCCACTTAGCATTTGGTGCATTAAACTTCAGTCCTGCTAGTGAGGTAGTGGGATTGAAGATATATCCCTGAGTATTGCAATGAATACAATTATTAGTATTAGCGTAAGGTGTACCATTTTTTCTTACCTTTCTTATCTTGCCTGTGCCATTACACGTCTTACACATAACAGCTTTTGTTTTATATACAATGTCAGAGTTTTCTCTAACTGCTCTTTTGAAATCATCATTAGCCATGTGAGGAGTAAACTCATTCCCCCACATAGCTTTGTCTTTAGGTTTTCTACTATATATAACCCATGACATCTGTTCAGGACTATTAAGATTGATAGGCATATCTCCCATTAGATTTCTTACTTGTGAAGATAGTCGCTTCTCAATCTCTTGCTTCTCTGTCTCAAACTCTTTTCTCACAGACTCTAACATAGTCTCATCCACTTTAAAACCATTTCTGTGTGTCTTAGCTAGAGTAACACACACTTTATTTGTTAGCAAAACTGTATCCATAAGATGGGCATACTTAGTAGAGTTGAGTTTCTTATACTGCTCATCAGCTAACTGCTGTGTAGCGTGTAAGTCTGCAGATAAATACTGCCTTAACTCTCCTCTAGGTATTTCATCTGTAGCATAACCCTTTGCAAAGTATTCCTTCAAGGTATCTTCTTTCTTAGTTTCTAAGTCATATCTCATTGCACAATCTTTGAGGTGCAAAGGTTCTTTGATACCTCTCTGTAATATATACTCTGTAAGCATAGTATCAAATACAGGACCTTCATACTTGAAGCCACATTCCCACATCCACATCAGGTCATATGCTATGTTATGTCCTATAAGGATTGTGGCTCTATCAAGCAAGTCTTGTATGTCAATATGCTGTGTGCCACCTGTATCCATATTAAACAG